TGGGCACGGGCATATTCAACCGTACCCTGGGCAGGCTGACGGGTGCTGGTATTTCCACGGACTCGAGGATAGTGAACGCCAGGGCCAAGTGGTCCGGACGTTCGGACAAGACCGACTGGCGTGTGAGATTGCAGGTGCCGGAAGGGCCACTGACACAGTTCTTTGATTTCGCCAACAATCCTATACTGCAACCTTTACAAGCTTCAAGCGGAATATTCTGGCCATTGACACCGGCGGTTGTGATACAGCATTCCGCCAACTACAACGCCATGGACCAAGTACACAGCAACTACCCACACCAGGCATATCAGAACTCACAGGTGGACTCCATGAACATCATTGGAGAATTTCCTGTACAGAACTCAGATGACGCCAAACATTGGGTGGCGACGATAAATTTCCTAAGGACAGCGACCAAGATGTTCTTTGGTAAGGAAGACGGCTTGAATGGACTCAAGGGAAATCCACCACCGATCATGCATCTTTTTGGTTATGGTGATCACATGTTCAACAGGATACCAGTGGTGATAAACACATTCAACGTTGAGTTGAGACCGGGCATCGACTACATATCCACTAAACAAGGTAGCAAAGGCGACCGAATGAGAAATGATTTCGTGTCACAGCAACAGGCATATCTTAACTCCGGTCTGTCTTATGATCCATACACTGGACGTCCTATAAACATCGAAGCGGCAAGGAATGCGATCACGGATGGTGACTACGAATCACAGACGTGGGCACCCACGCTGTCGAACATATCAGTGCTGGTGACACCGATCTACAGCAGGGATTCAATCAAGAACTTCTCGATGAAGAAATTCGTGAACGGCGAACTCAACGGTAAGGGCAACGAGGTAGGATTCATCTAATGGCCAAGTACTCAAACACATCACCATATTTCGAGACAAGTGAGATCGCGGATTACCTAGATATTTTAAATCCAAGGACGCTGACCGCAGAGGACGATGACCAGAGTTACACCATAGAGAGGACATACGCTTACAGGCCAGACCTGTTGGCCTATGACCTGTACGGCTCACCGAGGCTTTGGTGGGTGTTCGCACAGCGTAATCCAGACCAGATAGAAGATCCCATCTACGACTTCCGACCAGGAGTCACGGTTCAACTGCCAAAGAAAGAGAACCTGCTCAAAGACCTGGGGATATAATCCATGGCAATTGATCAATATACGGAAGCGGCTTATGCCAGGAAGGAGAGCATCAAAAAACTTCCACTTGAAACATCTCCCAACGTTTTGCACAAGTTCGCATCTTACAACACCATATTCACGCTGTCTGCGTTGAGCACAAGGGAGATACGTAACCCCAAACTGTTCTTTACCAGTGCACCACACGACATCATAGCAAGGAGTGGTGGCATAGGCAACGGCAACTTCTCGAGCCACAGGGAGGCATCCGCCAACAACAGGGAGAGTCGTAGAGATCCCAACAACGAGACAAACAAGACAATTGACAAATTAGGCCTGGGAGCCAAACTAGGTGAGGCCTCGAGGGAATTCAAAAAGGATAACGACCTCTACTTCAAGAATGTCGAGATGACCTCCATACCGGGACTGAATGACAAGAGGCGTCTGACCAGTGTCACTAATATCATGATGGAGTTGGTTGAACCGTCGGGGATCACACTGTTGGAGAAAGTGAAGGCGGCCGCGGCCAACAATGGCTTCCTGGACCACCTGGACGCACCCTACATGCTGACCATAGAGTTCAAAGGCTTCGACGAGAACGGTCGGGAAATAAAAGAGAACACGGACTTCACAAAGAGGGTGATCCCTATAAAATTGATCACCATGGACATAGATGTGAACCAGGGTGGATCCTACTACAGCATAAAAGCCATACCCTACAACGAATTCGCCTTGACTAACCAATTCATGTATCCGAGGACCAGTGGAACATTGGCGTCAACCAACAGAACATTCAAGGATGCTGTGAAAAATTTACAAGACATCTTGGATGAGCAGAACCAGGATGAGCAGGTCAACGGATACAACCAGTACCCGGACAGGTATGACATCTCTATCAGCCAGGATCTCAATCCTGAAGCACAACTTTCGTATGAACTGTTGGGCCAGGCGGGAATGACACAGAAAAATAATGTAGTAGAGGCCGGTAGCGAAGCGTTCACGATGGAATACATCAAGTTCAATTCTTCCGTTAACCTATTGATGCTACTGGAGAACTTGATGAAGACCCACCCGGACTATGGCGCCAAGAGTTTTGATGAGTGGAGCAAGGCAGTTTCCACACCCGGTAATACTGGAGCGTTCGACCCAAACAGTGCTTTGTCCACTTACTTCAAGTATTTCAGGATACGTACATCGATCGAGCCCACGACCAATTTCGATCAGATACGGCAGACCAACGCCAAGATCATAAGGATAGTGGTCGAACCGTTCTACATCAGTGCCTACAACCTGGCCACCGCTGGCATACACCAAGACAAGAACTATCAAGGATACGTGGCCAAAGCATACAACTACATCTTCACGGGAGATAACCTGGACATACAGAGTCTAGACATCAACTACAAGGTGGCCTACTACCAATCTAGATTGAAAGATGTGGAAGCCAACGACGATAGAACATTCTCACAAAGCAACAAAGAACAGACCGAGCAGACAGGCACGCCGAGCAACAGGGAAAAATGGAGAAGTGACCAGTACCTACCACTCAAGAGCGAGGTGTCTGTGTACAAGAGTTCCAACAGCAACAGGCTGGCCAAAGGCAACGCCAGGGTGGACCAGTTCTTCGATGCCATCACGAATCCACTGGCTGACATGGTGGTGGTGAACATGAGCATACTGGGTGATCCCGCTTGGTTGGGGCAGAGCCAGTTCATACCAGCGACCCCCGTGAACTCCAACGGCAGTTCCCAGGACAACAACATAGATTTCTTCAGGGGCGGGGCAATGACCAACATATGGAATCCCAAACTGCGTTGTTTCAACTACGACGTGGCGGAGCCCATCACCAATCTCACATTCAATGTGCCACAGGACTTCAACGACAAGACAGGTGTGTACGAGATGTCATCGGCACAGCAGGCTGTGTTCTCCGGCCTCTACAGGGTCACACAGGTACAACACAGTTTCACCGATGGCCAGTTCACACAGGCACTGACCATGGTGCGTTTCAACAACCAGGACGGCAAAGTTACTAGCACGAGCAATGAAAAAATCACCAAGAAAAACGGGGTGGTAACTAGTTTGAGCCCAATGGCACAGGATCGTATAGACCAACTGAGTGGAGAATTAGGATCATCATAATGGCAGGTAAAGATTATTTAAAGGGACACGCATCGACATCCAAGGCACCGGGCAATGACACCGCTTGGTCGGGTGAGAGCCCCGGCCCATACATAGGTGTGGTCATGAACAACATTGACCCGTTGAGGATGGGCAGACTGCAGGTCAACATACCCAGCCTCAGCAAGACAAATGACCCGATCAGCGGCAACTTGGTCACATGTGAATACCTCTCACCTTTCTATGGCGCCAAGGATGCCAGACACAGCATTCCGGGATCAACGGACTACAAAGACAGCCAACACAGTTATGGCTTCTGGGCGGTACCACCCGACATAGGCACGAGGGTGTTGGTCATATTCGCGGAAGGCAAGATGGACCAGGCATTCTGGATAGGTTGTGTGCCGGACCCTATGACCAATCAGATGACGCCGGGAATAGCGTCAAGCACATCAACACACGACGCCCTAGATGGCACTTTCGAGGGAGCGGACGCAGGATTCCAAGACGATAAAAAATCAAAATACGGTACAACTAACGTACCATCGGGAGAAGTCAACAGGACCAACACGGGGGCGACACCACAGCAACTTACCAATGCCAAAAGACCCATACACCCATTCGCTGAAACTTTACTCAAGCAAGGGTTGAGTGCGGATGACATCAGGGGTAACACCTCCAGTTCAGCACGTAGGGAGACGCCGAGTCATGTATTTGGTATCAGCACACCGGGCAGGAAAGACACCTCGACCACACCAGTAAAAGTGGGCACCAAGGACTCGGAAGTCACAGACTACGTGACTAGGAAGACCGGACACACGTTCGTTATGGATGACGGTGCGGAGGATGGAACTAACCAACTTACGAGATTGAGGACGGCATCAGGACACCAGTTGTTGATGCACGACACGGAAGGTGTTGTGTACCTGGCCAACGGTTCAGGTAAGGCATTCATAGAGATGGATAGGGACGGCACTATAAGTGTGTACTCCGACGGTGGCATAAACATGAGATCCGGCCGAGACTTCAACGTACACTCTGACATGAACATCAACTTCCATGCCAAGGGTGCAATAAATTTCACATCAGAGACCAACGTGGCACTGAACGCAGAAGGTTATGTGTTCGCCATGGGAGAGAAGGGCATACTGAACAGTTCACAGAAAGGATCAGTCAGGAACTACGCCAGGGACGGGATATCATCATTCACGGACGGCACACAGTTACACGGTGCATCGGGCAGGATAGACCTAGCAGGATCACAGGTACACTTTAACTCGGTTGGTGCCAGTAGCACATGGGGACCGGGTTGGTTGAAACCAGATGCCATAGGCATAAAGGTCACAGAAGGATTGATAGACATAGATGACGACAATGCATTGGCACAGGGAAAACCCAACAAGATCGAGAACAAGACCACTGTGTCAGACTTCGTGACCCATGAACCATATGACAGGCAGAGCAGTACCCAAAGAATAAAAGCATTCATAAATGAAGCAATGGCAGAGATCAAGGCATCCAGCCCAGGCCTGTCAGCAACGGAATTGAAAGTGATCAAAGCGGAACTATTGAAACAACCAAGCATCAAAGCAGTGTCAGACAAACTGAGCAAGGTGGTCAAACTGAACGACAAGATCAAATTGCCACTTAAGAATTTAAACGACCTCGTGGGCAAAGCCAACGAGATAAAAAAATTAATAGAAGATCCCAAGGGACAAGTGATCAACTTCATCCAAGGACAGATAGCAAACCTCAAGAGCCAGGCAATCAGTGCAGTGCGAAGTTTCTTCAGATTTTAGGGAGTAAATACAGTACATGGCATACAGCAACGAATCAAATGACCTATCCAACAAGACGGTGACCTTCAAGGGTTTCAGCTCACGTGCGGACCGTCAGAACTTCAAACTGTACGACTTCGAGGTGGCCAAGCAGGACCTGATCAACAGGCTGAGCATACGTAAGGGCGAGAGGGTGGAGAACCCGGAGTTCGGCACCATAATATACGACGCCATATTCGAACCGTTCACGGAAGCACTCAAAGACGCCATAGTGGAGGACATCACAGCCAACCTAAACGCAGATCCACGTATATCCACAGAGGAGATACTGGTAACAGAAGCGGACAAGGGCATAGCAATACAGGCCACTATAACCTATGTTCCACTGAACATCACGGAAAAATTAAGATTCAACTTCGATGAAAATTCGTTGCTACGTCTATCTTAATACACGCACTTAATTTAATACATAAATATCCATACAAACAGTATGGCCACAACAGATAGACAAAACAGATTACTAGTAGCGGAAGATTGGAGGAAGATCTACCAGTCCTTCCAACAGGCCGATTTCAAGAGTTACGACTTCGAGACCTTGAGAAGGACCATGGTGGCGTATCTGCAGGAGAACTACCCAGACGATTTCAACGACTTCGTTGAGAGTTCTGAGTACGTTGCACTGATAGATCTGATAGCCTACATAGCACAGGCATTGAGTTTCAGGGTAGACTTGAACGCCAGGGAGAACTTCCTAGAGACTGCGGAGAGAAGGAACTCGGTTCTGAGATTGGCGAGGCTTATCAACTACAACGCCAAGAGGAATCAACCAGCGACAGGCTTATTAAAGATAGATTCTATATCTACCACACAGGATGTGCAGGACAGTTCGGGCACAAATCTAGCAAACTCAAACATCATCTGGAATGATAGTGCAAATTCAAACTACAGGGAGCAGTTCACTGCGATTCTGAATGCGGCCAACCAGACGGGACAACTGTTTGGAAACCCCAGGGAGTCTGCGACCATAGGTGGCATCAGCACGGAAGTGTACACATTGAGCTCCAACCAACTGGATCTTCCAATATTCAAATTTTCAAAGTCAGTGGGAGGCATAACGAGAGGGTTCGAGATAGTGCCCAGCACAATAACAGATTCTGATTCGATATACGAATCATCACCGGTACCGGGAACGGGACTGACGTACACTTACAGATCAGACGGATCTGGAGACAGTTCAAACAACACAGGCTTCTTCTTCCTGTTCAAACAGGGCCAGATGCAGAACCAAGAGTTCGCCGTCGACACTGCGATAACAAATTACATAAAAAGTTTCGAGACATCGAACATCAACAACTCGGATGTTTGGCTTTACAAGCTGGACCAGTTTGGACAGCTGTCGGAGTCTTGGACGAAAGTCCCATCACTGTCTGGCAACAACGCGATATACAACTCACTGTCCAAAGCGGAGAGGAACACCTACAACGTGGTGACCAAGAACAACGATGCGATAGACCTTGTGTTCGGCGATGGTAACTTCTCGAACCTACCGTTGGGAAATTTCAGGATCTACTACAGGACCAGTGACAACGCCAAGTACGCTATACAGTCCGCTGACATGCAGAACGTACAGTTGACGGTGCCATACACGGACGCCAATGGTGCACAACAGTCATTGTCGATGAGCATCAGTCTGAAGGCCAGTGTCTACAATTCGGCCGCGACGGAATCAAATGATTCGATCAAGGAGAAGGCCGCACAGGTGTACTACTCACAGAACAGGATGATCACGGCAGAGGACTACCAAGTGGTGCCATTGAGTGCATCACAGGAGATAGTGAAAGTCAGATCAGTGAACAGGTCAGCGTCAGGGATAAGCAGGGCCAAGGAGATCCTGGACCCGACCGGAGCGTACTCCAACGTCAGCGTGTTCGCGGAAGACGGCATACTGTACAGGGAAGAATCAACACAACAGTTCACGTTCACATTCAACAACCGTAGTGACATACAGTCGACCATAGACACATCGGTCGAAGCAAAATTGAAAGAGGCGTATGCGAGGCAGTTCTACTACCTGAAATACGCTACCAAAGACATCAGCACACTTTCCGCAACATGGAACTCCACGACGACTTCAACCAACACCAACACTGGTTACTTCACATCAGGTGGTGCGTTGGTCCTAGGGGACTTCGCAACTTCCAACATGAAGTTCGCCAAGCCAGGTGCTTTGGTCAAGTTCACATCTCCGGACACGAGAAAATTCCTAAACGGAACATTGGTGACATCCACAACTGACAACGCAGAAGACAGGGCATGGGCCAAGATAGGAGCAGTGGTCCTAGACGGTGCCAACGGTGGGACAGGTAACCTGGAGTCAGGTGTTGGACCAGTCACACTCAACAACATCGTGCCACAGGGTGCGGTGGTAAATGCCATAATTCCAAACTTCACCACGGCGTTCTCGGCA